TGCCATCGTGCGTGATTGGAGCCGCAGGGATGCCGCTACACGAGAGGGATACCCCAAGGCACCTATCGTTGTGATTGACATCCCTTTGTGGCCGTTTGCTGAGCGCGAGGCCTATGTCCGCAGCCGCATCTCTTTGCATGGCGATGCCTTCTTTGAGATGGAAACTGGCGGCGAGATGCCTGAGTGCACACCTGAAGAGTGCTGGGAGAAGCCTACGGTCTACGCGCTCAAGAAGGACGGCAACGTCCGCGCCAAGAGCGTCCACGAAACACGCGAAGCAGCAGACACAGCTCTGGCTGCCGCAACAGAAAAAGCCAAGAAGGGCGAAAAGTTCCTGATCGAAGTAAGAGAAGGAGGGCGTACACGCTGCGAAAGCTTCTGCCAAGTAGCGCCGTACTGCCAACAACACCAAGCGTATTTATCAACCAAGGAGAAACCATGAGCGAAGAGCAACGTGAAATTACTTATGGAGAGAAGGCTGTTGGCCTGACCTTCAACCCCAGCAACGATGACAACGTATCCGCCTGCAAGGCTGGATTCGCCATCCTCATCAACATGATGAACGACCTGCGCAACTCAACGGATGACACAGAGGTCAAGCGCATGTGCAGCATCGCAATCACCGAAGCACAGACCGCACAGATGTGGGCCGTCAAAGCAATCACTTGGAAATTTTAAGGAGTAACACCATGGCAACAGCAACACGCATCAAAGCACACAACATCAAATTCCTAATCGGTGCAACCGAATACGCATGTGACGCAAACATGGTCGAACTAACCCTTGAGGATGCTCCAGGCGATGTTATGACATTTTGTGAGGACCGTCCAGGCGGGGAGTGGAAAATTAACTTGGAAGGATTAGTTAGCGGTGACGCAACTAGCCTTTACAGAGTTTTGTGGACTAACTTTGGCACAGAGGCAACATTTACAGTCGCTCCTCAGGGCAACGCTGTAGGCACAACATCTGCTCCAATTTACACAGGCACAGTAATTTTTGACCAGTTACCTCCTCTAAGCCTTACCGCTAACGAGGTCGTAAAGTTCTCTGTTACTTTGACAGTAAAGTCTGCAGTCCACACACCTGGAACCACACCACCTGTTTACTACGGTCTAACTGTAAAAACTGCAGCTTAGTAGGTTTTGCAATGGCTTATGTTGAGTCTGGCATTTATGTCGAGGGACTCAATAACATGATTGCTGGTCTTAAGGCTATTAGTTCGGATGCTACTAAAGAGGTCCAGGCTCTTAACCTTAAGGTCGGCAACATGGTGGTCAAAGAGGCAAAGGCTATTTTGCCAACTACTCTTGTGCCAAACAGCCGTAGCAAAGGCGATTTAGAGGGCTCTATAAAAGCGTCTAGATCACTAAAGGGCGTAATCGTTACAGCTGGAACTGGCGACAGCGGAGACATCCCATATGCTAACGCTCAAAACTGGGGCTGGTTTTATGACAACTACACTCCGCAACCTAAAAACATTTTGCCTAAACAGTTTATGAATAAGGGTGCAGCTAAGGTTAGGGCATGGGCTGGACAGTATTACATCGAGGACCTTATTGCTATTTACAACAAGTATGCAAAACAGGGCGATAGGATAAGTTCCGACAGCTACAAAAACAAACAAAGAGACTACACAATTAGGAGAAGTGCATGACCAATCAGACATTTGATTTCGAAAGTTTGACACTAAACGAAGTAGAGCAGATTGAGTTGATTACTGGAAACAGTATTGACCAGTTGCTCGACGCTGGAAACGCTAAAGGTAAAGCGATGAAAGCGATTATCTTTATTATGAAAAAGAGAGAAAACCCAGAGTTTACGCTGGAGCAGGCTGGAGAAATCTCTATGACAGAGGCTAACAGTTTGTTTGCGGGTGTCTCTGACCCAAAAGAATAATTGCAGATAGAGCTGCCGAACGCTTGGCGTTTATGGTGGTCCATGCGGGTTTGAGTTTGACAGAGGTCAGGCAAATGTCCCTCAGGGAATACCAGGCAATAATGGACGCACTACAGACTAAAGGATCTCAATGAGTCAGCTGAAACTCACTATCGTTGGAGACCCTACACCGCTGAGAAATGCGACTAGGGTTGCCGAGACACATTTGCGTAAAATGGGCAAGGTCTCTGACGCTGTAGGCAAAAAGATGAACAGTGCCTTTGCAGCTGTAGGTCTGACTGTGGGTATTACTGCTCTTACAAGTGTTCTAAAAAATTCGACTAAAGCTGCGTCCGATGATCGTAAGAGTCAAGGGCTCTTGGCTAACTCTCTTAGAAACACTCTAGGTGCAACAAGTGAGGCTATTGCTGGAGCAGAAAAATACATTAAGAGGACTCAGCTTAGCAGTGCCGTTTTAGATGACGAACTTAGACCAGCGTTAGCAACTGCAGTAAAGGCTACAGGCTCTCTCTCAAAGGGTCAGAGAATTCTAGACATCGCACTAGATATATCAGCCGAAACAGGTAAAGATTTAGGCTCTGTCACAGGTGCACTAAGTAAGGCATTTAATGGGCAGACTGGAGCTCTAAAAAAGTTAGTGCCTGGTCTAAAACTTACTGGAGATGTAATAGCCAATGTTGAGACCCAATTTGCTGGAGCATCTGAGACAGCTGCAAACCTCGACCCTTATAAGCGTTTAGAAGTTATTTTTGCTGACATACAAGAGACAATCGGTGAGGCATTGCTACCTGCTCTTGAGGAGTTTGCAGCTTATTTGGTAAGTCCAGAGGGTGAGAGAAACTTACAAACAATAGTCGATGCATTTGTTTTTATTGCCAAAACTATTGGATTTATTATTACCCTCATGGTCGAGAACATTGACCTAGTGATTATGTTAGGTGTCCAAGTCCTCCTAATCAAAGGCTATTTTGTTGCTCTAAATGTGATCATTGGACTAACACAGGCTGGAATTATTAAAGCGACCACAGCTCTAAAACTTATGAAAGTTGCATTAGTTAGCACTGGTATCGGTGCAGCTATTGCAGCTGTCGGCTGGTTGGCTAGTTTGTGGGTAGAGGCAGCTGACGCTCGAGAAGAATACGAGTCCATAACACCTGGCACTCCAACACCTGGAGCAATCTCTGGACCTGGTCTGGCTCCAGACGGCACAAGCTGGATAACTATGGGCTTCGAGAGTTACGAGGCTTATCTTGCAGATCTAAAGGCTAAAAAAGCGAGATTAGTTTTCGAAACAAAACAAATGGCAGATGCGGTTAGAAAAGCCTTAGACTCCAAAATTGACGGCATGAAAAAGGTCGGAGAAAAGTTTAGGGACGCTGTAGCAGTATCATTTGGACTTTTTGGTAAAGATGAATACTCGGTGTTTAATGTCGATTACTTTAAAGGCAAACTCCAGCGTATGGTCGCAGCTGCTAAAGGTTTTGCCTCAAACCTAAAACAAATCCTAAAGACCCCTAACAGCCAACCTCTAGTCAATGAACTAATAGCAATGGGTCCAGTTGAGGGAAACATCGCAGCTAAGGCTCTACTAGCGTCAGGTGATCTAAAAGAAATCGTGGGACTAAAGAGTAGCCTCTACAACACTGGAACACAGGCGGGTGCAGTGCAGGCGACTATGGGCGATGCGACCTATGAGATTAACATCAACAAGGCAGTCATTAGTGCAGCTGACATTATCAAAGAAATTAGACTTTTGGAAAAGAAAACAGGTAGAAAGTATCTGGTCACATAATGGCTAACGATGTATTTGACATAAAGACAGACCTCTCTATTCGCTATCTAAACGCTACTCTTGGAGCTTATGTCGAGATTGTTGCAGACTCTTTTGAGGTAGAAATTGACAGAGGAATTGACATTGACAATGGAGTTTTAGCAGAGGCATCTATTGGCACAGCGACAATCAAGTTAGTAAAGAAAAACTTATCTGACTTTTTAGGCACTCCAGGCTATAAATCCAGCGATGCGATAGATATCAGATATAGACCATTTCCAGACACTATCCCGACTATTTACAACGCTTTGTTTACTGGAAACATACAAAATGTTTCTATGATCTACATCAACGAGTCTCAGACTTTAGAGATAACTATTACCGCAGATGATGCTATGCGGAAATTCCAAAACACTGTTTTAGCCTCTCACTCTGTAGCAGGCACAGTAGTTCAAAGGTCTTTTAGAAACTGTATGACAAACCTTGCAACTGCTCTGGGCATGACTCTTACCGCTGGAGGCTCAGGTGCATCTGGAACAACTCAGAGAGCATTTACATTTATAAATGAGCAGGCTGGAACTATTGCCTCAAAGTTTTTAGATGCCGAGTTAGGGTGGCTATACTCACTAAATAATGGGTCTCTTAGTTATTTGACAAGAACAGATGTGGCAACAAAACAAGCTCTACCATTTGTGCCAGGTAATCCCTCAATTAGCAAT